TTAGCCGATGGCGGCATTATACACTTGTCTGTAAAAGGATTCCAAGTTCCACCAAATTTTTCACACTTACCTTCTTCCGTTTGCGCAAGATACTTTTCAGCCGGTGTCTTCTTTGCAGCAGCAGCACCTTTGCCCTTGCCGGTGACCTTGGCGCGGAGGTCGAGAAGTTCCTTTTGAGAATCCGGATGTAAGATCTTGAAAGCTATTGAATAATTATCTAAAGCGTAGGGCAACCCCTTTTTTAGTATGGTTTTTAAGCGGTTGCGGATGCTATGGCATCGCTCGTGTCGCCGTTTTCGGCTGTAGTCTAGACATGCGGCTTTCCAGTAGTGGGGCTTCGCCTTAATTCTATTTTCCATTTTCTTAAGATATTCCATATTACGGGCCAAGGCGCTAGCTTGTTCGTCCAATTTTTCTATTTCTTCATTAATAAGTTTTCTTAATAGTTCTTTTACCGATGACATTGTAACACCCCTTTGTGAGTTGCCTCTTTATTAAATAGTTCAAAACCATGCAAAAATCAAGTGATCTCGCACGCTCCACCAGCGCAGGCTAATTCACCCTTTAGATCTGTATTGTCGTCTTCCTCTTCCACCTGAGTTAAGTCAACCTCTTTTAAGGATTCAACTAAAACATCGTAAGTTTCTTTAGAACAATCTTCAAATGGTGCCTGTTTGTAAGTGTGATCTGAATAAGGCAATACACTTAAGCCATTATACTTGTCGCGGTTTTCCCACATCCACTCGCCAACGTCTTGCCATTCGGCATCTTTAATAGTAATGGTCGCAGAAACGTTATGAGTGTTCTGCCCCTTTCTGTGTCCCGGCTTTACCCACTCGCCGGCCACTTTAGCCACTCTTTTTAGTAGTTGGAGGGCAGATTCGTGTCTAGTAATGGCACCTTCGGGCGCTTTTTGAGGAATACTAATAACAGCAGTATCATGCGGCCTAAAAAACTCATCCTCAATTAAATCTGTATGGTTTAAGTAAAGATGCCAGTAGATTGCCTCATTTTTACCCACTCTAATCCGACGAATGTAATAATCGTTGTGCCAAGCGTGAATTCCAGAGCTAGTTCCTAAAGTTAAGCTGGTAGTTCCCGCTGGTTTAACAGTTGTACAGCGTGCCGCCGGTTTAATGTTCAAAATCTTAGCGACTCTAGCGTTTTCTTCTTTTACGACCTTCGCAGCCTGTGTCATGTCGAGATTTGACACGTTGCCTGACGCAATTCCCGTCATAGAAACGCCTATAAGCGCGTCTTTCTCAGTGGTTCGACGCCATACGTCTCTAAGGTAGTGAAAGTCCGTATAACCGGCTTGTAGGGTGCCTATAAACGCCGCTGTCTTAACTCTCTTTTCTAGTTCTTCCTGTGATTCTACGTTACTCACGTTTACCTCTGTAAGATTGCAGAACTGATAGGGGCGTAATGCGATCTCGCAGCACGGGTTTGTTCCCCAATCTTTATCATTTGAAAAGTAAAAGCCGGGTTCACCGGTACCAGAAGCCTTTACACGCTCCCAGAGAGATTCAAAGACATCCTTTGTGATTCTATGTCGGAGTAATACGACAGAATTGTTTGCACGTCCTCGTTGTGGATTTTTCTCCCACCAATTGCCAGTTTTGGCAGATAGCATCTCGTCGTCGTCAGCAGAGAAGAGGCTGATGAGAGCAGCACGGCGAATGCCGCCGGCGAGAACAGCATCGGCAATATAACAAACAATGTCATGCACCTCGATAGCTTGTAACTTATCTCCATCACTTTTTTCATCTAAAACACCTCTAACCTTGAGCAGGCACTCTTTTAATGGCTGTGGCCCGGGCGCTTTACCACCCGAAGTAATTAGTCTCGCGCCCTTCGGACGGATGTCACTAAAGTCAAATCTTATGGTAGATCCGCCATAAAAATAGCTTCTCACTAACGCTTTTACTGAATCTGCCCACCCTTCGATGCTATCACCGATCAAAAACCTGCGAGATCGCTTAGGATTTGGCCTTCGAATCTCCGGTAATTTATCAACATGGTGTTGCTGAACACTATAACCAACGCCGGTTCCTCCAAGCAACAAAAACATAATTTCACTAAACACTCGCCAATCATCAATAGGGGCAAAAGCACAATTATAAATACGATTTGGAGCAACTTCAATTGGCTTGCCTCCAAACTGCATGGAGCGCATAGAAGGTAACACCTTTTTATTGTGAACTAATTTATAAGCCTCTGTGATCTCATCTTTTAAGTTTGGATAAGTTTTCCAGTGCATTCGCTTATTGCGATTGACCAGTTCCCTCCACGTTTCCCTACGCTTTTTCTTAGGTAGGTAACGTGTGTACTTCATGTGTACTGTGATGTCGGACAAGATTTCAGTTGCTAATTCCATTTAGTTCTCCCCATTTTTAAATTTCTTGTAAATCTCCGCTAACCGCTGTTTCTGATTTTTAGCTGCCTCTTTGTTTATGTCAGCAATAGAATTGCCATCTGGTTCTAAAACTTTCATCTTTACATTTGCTGTATCCATACTCATCGGGTAAACCAATCCATCAGGACCATTCCTATTCTTTGCCACAAACATGCGTGCCGAATTTGTATTTTTGTCCTCGATGGTGCGGGATAGAGTAAATATGAAGTCGGCCACGAAACATTTGTTAAAAGCTTCAGAAATACTCTCCATTGTAATAACTTCTGCATTTAGGCCGCCACGATTAGTTTGTGATGCGGTCCAAATAGGGCACCTATATTCCTGAGCCATCCCACGAAGATCCTCGTAGATAGACTCCAATTCGATCCTCTTTTCTCGATAATTGCCAGTACACTTAAGCAAATCGCCATAATCTACAATAATCATTCCCACCTCAATACCCCGGGTCTTTAATTTATGTAAATGGTTCTTTAAGGTTACCACGCTAGCAGACTTTGTTGGATATTCTTTTACGATGATGTTGCCTTTAAGATCCTTAATTTTCTCATAAATTTCATCTTTTCGCTCGTAAAGGTCCTTCAAGTGAATGCCAGTTAAACAAGAGTCATATCTTGAAGCCACCACAGTATCACCAAGTTCTAGTGTGAAGTGTACTACCGTTTTACCCGCCATCAAGGCTTGTGTGCCTAAATGAACAAGCGCCATAGATTTGCCTGCGCCAGTTGGAGCAATTACAACTCCAAGTTCGCCTGAACCTAGACCGCCTTTACACAATTTGTCCACCAAACTCCAGCCGGTCGAAACAGGACTACGCAACTTAACAACAAACCTTTTTTCAAAATCCAATTTATAATCATAACCATAAGAATTATCGGATCCAAGCTTTAAAGCGTCATTAATCAACAGTGAGATTTCATCAAAGGATGCCTTTTGAAGCAAATTGGCAGACTTCATTAAAGCTTCCTTCAGTTTCTGCTTTCTACAAAAATCTAAGGCTGTGTGCTTTACATAGTCTTCATCCTCCACTGCAGAATTCGCATAGATTTTAGCGAAGTACACTCTTATCTGCTTTGTCAATACTTCATTGTCTTCATCCAATTCTGTGCGTAAAACAGCAGCAAAAGTCTTCGCAGAGGGGTGTGTCTCAAATTTATTTTTATATTCAAATAACTTTTCAACAAACGCTTGTAAGTACTTTTGCTCTAAAAACTCAACCTTGAAAACCTCACCCAATTGGTCACAGAAAACACGGTCTTCAAACATAATTTGAACCAAGTTTTCTTGGAAGTTTTTCCCAAATTTTGAAAAATCTTTATTTAGCATTGGCCATCCTTATCCGGTTCATAGAAGTGTAAAGATCTTCCCAATTCATCGCGGCAAACCCATCCCGCATCATCATTTTAATAAATTCAGTGCGAGCGAACTCTAGTGGATAGTTCTCTACTGACTCTTTAATCCCCCTTGTATTTTGAGGAGATAGAAAGACTGTTCCCAGATTCATAACTTTATAGTTTTCTTCGATCAAACTTTTGTGCTCTGTTATCTTTTCCCAAAATCGGTCTTCTACTATAGCAGATTCGAACACATCTTGCAAGAGGCAATCTTCTTTGTTCTTCAAAAAAGGCATTCTTTTCGCCACCGTCTTAAGACCCACGCCTTTTACGCCGGGAAGGTTGTCACTCTTGTCTCCCACGATAGCTCTCGCAAGTGCGAAGTTTGATGGGTGAATGTTATATTCTTCTAAGATGTTATTTTTATTTAGAAGCTGTTTCTGCGTTGGTCGAAGAAGAAGCGTTGTATCATCCAAGAGTTGAAAGTAATCTTTGTCGCTTGAAACAATTACCTTTTGCTTGTGCTTAAATCTCCTTACCAATGCCCCGATGATGTCATCTGCCTCGGAGTAATCAATGTTAATTTGGCAAACTGGCAACTGATTAAAGTATTCAGCCAATCTGATCATCTGCCAAATCTTATTTTGTGCCTCTTGTTGCTCTGTTAAGTTCTTAACACTTCGATTAAGCCTGATGGGCTTTCTCCCTTCTTTGTATCCCTTGTTAATCTTTCTTCGCTTGGATGAGCCTTCGCGGCCATCCCAACAAATATAAACCTGTGTTGGTTTAATCTCCCTACATAACTTTTGTAAAATTTTTAAAGAGCCTTTGATCCCTCCAATTGGCTGGCCATTTGAAGAAAGCGAAGGATCTACAATGTATGCCCTATAATACATATTCAGCATATCCACGATCATAATTCTGTCCATAAAAAAACCCCTGATAGAAGCTATATTCTATCAGGGGTCATCAAACAAGTCAAGTGAATTTTATCTACCTTGACCACGATACGGCTTTTTATACCTCTTCGATCGCTTATTGTGGTGCCTTTTCGTAAACTTACCACACCCTTGCCGCGTTTTTTTGCGCGGACCACTCTTCTTAATAGTTGCAGCAGAACCTATTTTCATTAGTTTTTATCCTCCTTTTCTCCATAAAACTCATCAGCAGTTCCCAATCTCTTATCGAACTTCATCACGACTTCATGTTCCAACAATTCAATAACTCTATTATAAAATTTCTCATTGTCCAGCTTATTGATCCAGTCTTTAGTCTGGAATTTATCGACCTTGCCGTCAGCATACTTTAAAGTAAACCATGCGCCGGCATTAGTTAAATGCTCTGACGATTTGATTGCTTCAAACCAACTTTCTTTATCCATAATCTTTACTTCGGCGCCGCCCCAAACAATTTTAAAATTACATTCGCGGCCTTGAGTTCCGAAGCGACTCTTTTCAATTTTTGCCTTCACTTCAGTTCCAATGCGGAATCCCTTATCGTCATAGATAAAACTCTTCTTTCCTTTCCGCGCTGTGAGCCATACACGCAGAGAATACGAATAAGCTAGGGCCTTACCCCCCGGCGTGAAATACGGCGTCACCATGGCCTCTGCTGGGCGTCTGGTGATGTTTGTTTTCAACTGGTTTAGAATCAATAATGTTGATTTGGTGTTAGCGATTGGTTGAATCAGTTTAGATAAACCCTTAGAAAGGATACGAGGCTTTACTGCCATCGTTGATAAGGGGTTAAAGTCTGATTCAATATCACTAATAGATGGTGTTAAAGCCATCGAATCCCAGATAAAAAGCATCTGGCTATCATTATTAGATAGTAAACTTTCAATCGTTTCCAGCACAAACTCTACAGAACTTGCCTGAACATAAAGCAGCTTCTCCACATCGCAACCAGCATTAGCTAAAAACTCTGGGTCGATTGCGCTCTCTGAGTCGAAATAGATTACATCAATTCCCAACTTTTGAGCATTGCCGGCAATTTGAGCAGCCATGTAAGATTTACCAGTTGCTTCCAAGCCGGCAATCTCACTTACTTTACCTACGGGAATACCACCCCAATCTCCTCTTTTAACAATGCCATCCAGCCACTTACAACCAGTTGGTATGAATTGAGAAACTTCTGTTGGATTATCGTCTGATAAAGAAAAGGCGACACTCATGCCGGCTTTTTTATTAATTAATTTTTTCATGTCGGCAATTGAAAGCCGACCCGATGTTTTTGTCATAAATTACTCCAAATAAAAAAGGGGTGCCCCCGAAGGGGCACCCACTACTAGCAAACCTAACTGGCAAGAAGGTCTTGAAAGGCTTCATCTACCGATGAGGCTTTCTTTGTCGTGGAAGCTGCCGGTTCGGCAGAGGCTTCACCATCTTCTCCTAACAAGTGCTTATCCAACAGCGCACCGACATCTTCAGTGCTCTTCACTTCAAAAAGCTTATCAAAGTCTATATTGGTGTCAAGCACCTCCTTCAACAACTCTGTGTCTGAAGTGGACGGCGATGGATGACGACGTGCGGTAATGTTAGTTGAGGGAAACATGGCACCGGGTGCCTTTCCATAAACCAGAACCAAATCAGTTCCATTTTGTGGATCTGTAATGTCTCCGTAATCGGGGTTTCGAACTAGTTGAAGCAAA